GCCGGGTTATGTGAACCATACCGGGTGTTTGAATTTGTATGAGAGCCGGCAATTTGAAATATCGTATATCGATTGAACGTAGGGAATCATTCAAGAATGATCTGGGTGAGGAGGAAACATCTTGGTGGACGGTTTGTACTGTTTGGGCAGAGATCAAACCTCAGTCAGGTACAGAACGGTTTCTAGCTCAGCAGGTATCCGGATCACAAACTAAAATATTCGTGATCCGGTACCGTAATGATATATCGGTTGGTCACCGCATACGGTTACAGATGGATGACCGCGATCAATATTTTAACATTACGGAGGTGGATAGAGAGGGGGAAGGTTATCGTACAGGCTTGAGGTTAACCGCCACGTATATTGAAGGAGAAGTGTACTAATGGCTGATTCTTTTTTCAAGGTCGAATTACGCGGGATCGAGGAATTGAAACGTATCATTGATACTTTGCCCGACAAAGTGAAGAAAAAGGTTGCCCGGGAAGGTTCTGCTGTGCCAGCCCGCGCCTTGAGAAAAGAGTTGGTAAAAAACACTCCTGTGTATACAGGCAAGATGAAAAAATCCTGGAGGGTTTCAGTCCGTATCCTCTCCAGATACGTGCGTGCGAGAGTGATCAATATAGCGCGTCACGCTCATCTTGTCGAATTAGGCACTAAGCCTCGGAGGCGGAAAAATGGAGCATCAACGGGACAAATGATTGCGAATCCATTCGCGCGCAATACGTTCCATGCGATGCGTAATCAATTAGTTCAAATGGCCGTTGAAGGGATGAGGTTGGCTATAGTCAAACATATTGGAAAAATAACAAGAGGACCGGGCCGGTGAGTATTGAATCAGATCTGTATTCATTCTTGGTTGCCGATGGAACATTGAACAGATTAATTTCCAATCGGATATATCCGCTGGTGCGTCCTCAGGGTGGTATATTACCAATGGTAACCTATCAACGTGTAGCAACTGCCCGCGGATATAACCTTGAAAAGGATGATAATTTTTTGGATGTGCGTATTCAATACAATATATTCGCTCAGACGTATAGGGAGGTAAAAATCATTGCTGATAGGTTCATTACGTTGTTGAGTGGATATAGAGGGATGATTGGTTCATCTGTTATCAAGGGTATTTTCCTCGAATTGGAGACAGATGAATATGATTCAGAATTAAATATACCGTGGCACATACTTGATTTTCAAATTGTGTGTAACGGAAATTAGCATTAGCAAAGGAGTATATTACAATGAGAACGATGAAACGACAGTTAGAGTTGTGCGTATGGTTATTGTGTATGGTGGTAGCGGTGGGCGTAATTGTTTATTCTTCAAGTGCTCAAACCGTGGGCACCAAAGTGTTAGGTCCTTACCCTGGAACAGTTGCTGCGAATGCATTAGATTTTTCCTTTGTGGCTGGTAGTGTAGTATCAAGTACTTTTGTTTGTACTGGCAATGAATTATTGATTGCTCACAATACAGGTGATGCTACATATACCATTACATTGAAGTCGGTTCCGGATCAATATGGGAGAACAGGGGATATTAGTAGCTATGCAATAGGGCCTGATGAATATATGGCATTTAAGTATACATCCACTGTAGGTTGGCGGGATGAATCAACAGGTACAGCTGAATTTGTAGTTGAGAATGCAGCTGTAAAATATGCCATATTAAACATAGGACGGTAGGGATAGGTTCAATTCGTATCATAGAAAAGGAGTACATATAAAATGGGAACTACAAACGCAATGATTGGTTATGGAACGTTGTTGAAACGCGGTGACGGCGCAAATCCAGAGAATTTCACCACGGTAGCTGAAGTGCTCTCTTGTACTGGTCCTAATTTGTCGTTAAACATCGTGGATGCTACGCATATGGAGTCTCCAGGTTATACGCAGGAATTCCTCCCTGGGTTGATTGATCCTGGTACGATTACATTGAATTGCGCCTTTGTTCCATCAGACACTTCTCAATCCAATCTGATGTCTGATTTGAAAAATCGTACAAAACGCAATTTCCAAATGGTGTTTCCAGATCCAACGAATACTACGTGGGAATTTGCCGGATATGTAGTAGGGTGGGCCGTTACGGCGCCTATTAATGACCGTTTGACGGCTGACATATCAATCAAAGTGACTAGTGTCATTAGTGAATCTTGAATGAATCTTGAATGATTTTGAAAAAGGAGAGAAACATGAAGTATCGTATTCTGAACCGGGACGACATTCTGAAAGCGCAGGACCTCCCTATTAAGGTTGTGCCTGTACCAGAGTGGGGAGAAGATGCGGCTGTACGTATCCGTGGATTAACCGCCAAGGAACGGGATGAGTTTGAATTGACGGCAGTCAAGGAGGATTTCAGCGGCGTAACCAAAGCTGGAATGATTAATTTCAGAGCCAAACTGGTTGCGTTGACGGTTATCGATGAAGAAGGGAATAACCTTTTTTCATTAGAGGATGCCGAGGAATTGGGACGTAAATCAGCGCAAGTGCTTGACCGTTTATTCAATGAGGCCCGTGCTTTGTCTGGTTTCACAAAGGAGGACGTTGAAGATTTAATAAAAAATTGAACCAGAGGCCAATCAGGAAATTTTTATTCCGATTGGCCCTGGCTCTCGGAAAAACCGTTGGCGAGTTGTCGTCCAGTCTGTCCAGCCGTGAACTGATGGAGTGGATGGCTTTTGATTCTATGGAGCCGATTGGAGACCGGAGAGGAGACCTTCAAAATGCTATGCTTATGTGTCTGCTTGCCAATATCAATCGGGATCCAAAGAAATCTCCATACCGGGTTAGCGATTTCATTCCCACCTATGAACCCCGGAAGCCTCAAACTCCAGAATATATGTTACAAATCATCAAACAATATTCAGCAGTCGTTGGAGGATTGAAAAATGCCCGTGATCGGTAGCCTAATGTTGGACATCAAGGTAGACACGGCTTATATCCGTGAGGGCCTTGATCGTGCTTATCGACAGGTTCAATCCTTTGGACAACGGGTGAACAAGGTTTTTTCTGCTTTTGGATCATTGGCTTTAGGATATGGTCTCTATTCTGGGATGAAAAAAATCATTGAGTTAACTGATACTCAACAGAAGTCCTATGAACAGCTCAGGGCTGCTTTGGATAGTACAGGACATGCAGCTGGTTTGACATTTGAATCATTGAAGGCTATTAGTTCTGAAATGCAACGTACCACAACATTGGGAGATGAAGCCGTCCAACAAGCCGAGGCCATTTTGCTCACCTTTGGTAAGGTCACCAAAGATGTATTTGCTGATGCGATGATGGCTGCGGCCAATATGGCAGCCAGGATGGGCACAGATATAAGTACTACAATCGTTCAAGTTGGTAAAGCATTGCAGGATCCGATTCAAGGAACCAATACATTACGCCGGGTTGGAATTTTATTGTCTGATTCCCAAAAAGAGCAAATCAAAAATTTTGTTGAATTAAACCGGATGGTAGATGCACAAAAAATAATTTTGGGTGAATTGGAAAAGAAATTTGGTGGGACTGCCCAAGCTATGCGCGGTACTTTGGGTGGAGCCATCAAATCTTTTATGAACTTGCTTGGTGATACTTTTGAAATGTCATCGGATGCTACTCAGCCTTTGGTGAATGCGATTGAATATGTGAATGAAAATTTCCGGTATCTTGTTACAACCATAAAGGCTGTGACAGGTTTGATTTTATTGTCTTTGATTCCTGCATTGATAAAGTTGGTGAAACAGATTTATGCTGTTGGTGCGGCCATCATGAGTTTCACTTTGAAAAACCCATTCATGGCTTTGATAACAGTCGTTACCATAGCAATTTCTGAATTGATTATGTTTCGCGATTCCCTTGTTTCCCTCGGTGGGGTTTCCGCTAAGGTTAAGGATTGGTTATCAGCTGCATTCCAAGTTGTGAAGCCTGTCTTGGAAGAGGTATGGTCATCTATAGTACATTTTGCGAATATGTGGGTAGAATTGTTTAAATCATTGGGTGATATATTTGTTCAATTATTTAAAAGCATTGGTTCTTTTTTCAAGAGTATTTTTGATATGATCGTTGCGTTGATGAATCCTTTGTTCAATAACGTTTTGATTCCTATGTTTCAAGGTTTAGGAAATATTATTGCTTCAGTTTGCAAATCAATTTTTGGTTCATTTGATGAAACGTTTCTATCAATCACTAATATCGTGAAATGGTCTATTAATGGAATAGTAGGATTGTTTGTTGTCCTCCCCAAAACGGTTTCTGTTGCCCTTGGTTCGA